AATTTGCTGAAAACCCAGCACCAGAAGTCTGTGAACAAATTGCACCCAATACGCTTAACTTGCCGCTTTGAATTACGCTTGTAGTCCCCACCAGCAAGTTGCCGCTGGAGTCGATGCGGGCGCGTTCTGTGTTGTTGGTTCTAAGAAGTATGTTTGACGCAGAAGCCGCCGCAATACCTAAATCACCAGTAGATTGATAAACTGTGTCTGTTGTATTTGCACCATTCAATCGCAGACTATTGAAATACCCGTTACCTCTAACATCCAACAAGGACTGTGGCGAACTCGTCCCAATCCCCACATTGCCCGATGTATCAATCCTGACTCGCTCACTGCCGCCTGTGTAAAAAGTCATGGGTAAAAAGGTAAATGTGCCTGTACCACTAGAAATTAAACGAACATCAGTCCCTGCTGTTGTTCTAATTGCACCAAGTACACAGTTATCCGCCGAACTACTTCCTAATGCGGTAAGTTGTGCAAGAGTTGCAGTACCATTTGGAATTGCGCCTATATCGGTAACGCCATTTGCTGTGCTGCTTTGAAACGCCACACGATTGGCAATAGTCGCATTGCTGAAGTCACCAGTGATGCGGTTGCCCGTGCCTGTGAAGGCGAGGTTGCCTGCGTTGGTAAGAGAAGAAGGATTTGTACCAAGTTCCACAACAGTGCCGCCACTGTTTTCAGTGAAGAGGCGCTTGTCTGTCACATTCACAGCCAATTCGCCCTGTACCAATTGCGCTGCAAGAGGAACAGAAGAAGCTGTGCTGCTGTTTTTAGTAATGATTGTTGCCATAATGTTCCTTAATAAGTCCCGCCGTTAATTGTACTAGAAGGCTGTAATGCACTGTCTGCTAATGCCCCTTGAGCCGCTGTTGCATAAGCCGAAGAAGCTGTTGTAGCCGCTGTTCCCAGCCCTAAATTGGTTCTTGCTGATGATGCGCTTGTCAGGTCTGATAGATTGTTTGCTTTTAACAGCGAAGAACTAAGAGTTGTTATTGCCGCTGCTGCTGAAGCCGCTGCACTGGTTGCTGAAGCTGCTGCCGCCGTAGCACTGGTGGAGGCATTGCTTGCCTGCGTTGTTGCTGTTGATGCACTAGCTGCTGCGTTGGTTTCACTGGTAGCAGCATTGGAAGCAGAGGTTGATGCAGATGATGCAGAAGCTGCTGCATTTGTAGCACTGGTAGCCGCCTCAGAAGCCTTCGTTGTAGCCGTTGATGCACTGGTTCCTGCGCTTGTAGCACTTGTAGAAGCACTGGTTGCACTGTTGGAAGCAGAGGTTGCTGAAGAAGCAGCGTTTGTAGCAGATGTGGAAGCGTTGCTTGCCTGTGTGGATGCTGTGGATGCGCTAGCTGCTGCGTTTGTTTCACTAGTGGCTGCGTTGACAGCCGACACACTGGCTGCTGTGGCGCTTGTGGCAGCGCTGGTGGCAGACAAGGCAGCAGCATCTTTGCTTGTGGAAGCAGCAGAGGCACTGGTGGCCGCATTAGAAGCGCTTGTAGCGGCTCCAGAAGCACTAGAAGTTGCACTAGAGGCTGCTGTGGATGCTGTTGACGCACTAGCCGCTGCCTCATCAGCCTTTGTAGAAGCTGTGCTGGCACTTGCAGAAGCCGCTGAAGCAGAAGCCGTTGCACTGTCTGCACTGCCCTCTGCTGCTGTGGCACTAGAAGCTGCTGCTGTGCTACTATTAGTTGCTGTTGTAGCGCTCCCAGAAGCTGCTGTGGCACTTGCTGCTGCTGCTAAGGCGCTAGTTGCAGCCTCATCAGCCTTTTGTACAGCAATACTGGCTTGACTAGCTGCGTCATTAGTGGCATCGCCTGCACCACCAGCCCCTCGATAAATAGCCATATATTTCCTTTAGTATTCGCCACCGCCGAAGCCGCCACTAGTATCTCCAGTGCCATAGCCTCCTGATTCAGAACCAGCACTGCTTTGATCGGATACGCTTTGAGAGGCTTGTGAAGCCGCTTCTGCCGCTGCTGCTTCGCCTGCTGCCACATTGTTTGCTGAAATGGCCGCATCAATTCCTGCTTGTGCTGCTGCTGCTTGTGAAGCTCCTGCTAAAGAAGCATTCGCTGCTGCTTGTGCGGCTGCTCCGATAGCTGCATCGCCAAAGCCTAAAGCGGCTGCATTAGCTGCTGCTTGTTCAGCCACTGAAGAGGCTGCTCCGCCTGTGCCTGTGGGGCCAGTTGTTGCTGCTGTTGTTCCTTGATTAGCTGCGCTTAAGGAATCAATGGCTGCTGAAATTGCAGGAGCATTAGCAGGGTCTTTGGGGTCTAAGCCAAGTTGAGCAGCCACTAGTGCTGTGTTTTTATCAACTGCTGACTGATAAGACTGCTTAGTTAAGTAATCAGCAAGAGGATTTTTAAAACCACCAACTAAGCTAGAAAAAGGAATTCCGAGCATTGTTCCTAATAAACCAATTCCTTGAATAGCTCGCGGGTCTAGGTTGTAAGATTGTGCAAGCCCAGCATCATCTAGTTGTTCAGAAGGTGCAGATTGCATTGAATCCCCGCCTCCGCCGCCTCCTGTATCACCTCCTAGAAGTCCGGTTGAAGGAACAGCAGAAGGAGAAGGAGCAAAATATGTTCCGCCAAAAGGAATGTCTTTAGAAGAACTATACCAATCAGAAAGAGCCTGTGTGTCTAATGTTTGACCCGGCAAATAGCCAGAATAGTATTGCTGAACTTTATTAAAGTATTCAGGGCCATAAGCAGGGGTTTGTGGGGTTTGAGGCAAGTTTGATAACTCGCTGCTAAATAATGAAGGAACAATCATCTTTTTAACCTAATTAATTTTTGCCATACATTCTTAGCTTAAAGAAAAGGTGCTATTAGAAGGAGAAAGATCAAAAGAATTAACACTGCTCATTAATGAGCCAGTTTCAGATGTAATTCTAATTTCATCGCCTTCTTCAAGCACTACATAAGCATTACCATCAAACTTTAAAAACTCATGGGCTGTTAAAGGGTAACCATCAATAATTACAACTTCTAGGTTTTTGCTTTTGTCCTACCACCAAACACTCAGTGTTTTATTAACACCGGAGTGGTTAGAAACATAAAGCAAGTCCCATTGAGCAATATAACTAGAAGGTGTTGTGTAAACAGTGGTTTTTACACCTGCTGTTAAAACATGACCAACAGAAACCCTTCTCATTTCTCTTCCTTAGCAGGTTTCTTAGGAGCAGGCTTTTCTTCGTCTACAATTTCCACATACTCAGCGTGTTTACGCATGTTGTCAATTGTTTCTTGTTCTTTCCACTCATACACACAACCTGTATGGATGCATTTAAATTTAGCCATGTTGTTTCCTTTTTGTAAAGAGCTTATTAGTTCGTTATAAAAAGGAAGCTCCCGTAGGAGCCCCCTTCAAAGCCATTTATGCAGGCACGATCAGCGCAACAGCAGAGCCGTCACGCAATTCCTTAACACCGTACAGGGTGTCAGCAGTGAACAGAGTACCGAGGTATTCCTGTTTGTACTGAGTCTGTGAACGCACACCCATCTGCTCGATAAACACTGCAAAGTCTTTATGACCCATCAGGCAAGCCTTAGCAGCAGTAGTGCCAGTAGTGGATTCAGCGTTGCTTGTCACGAAGACAGGAACACCATACACATTACCGATTTCACCGTTGCGGATGGTGTTGGCAGAGCCTTGTTCACCAACGAATGCCTGCTCCGTGAAACGCGCAATGCCCATCAGGGTGTTTCGGGTCGAAGGAGGAACCAGCAAGAAGCGGCCATCCATAGGAACATCATTGTCATCCAGACGCTGAATGGAGCGGCGAATAGCAGCATCAGTCAGAGCACCAAGGCCAGTGTTGGCAGCAGCCACATAAGCGGTAGTGCCATCAGCGCCAGAGAAGGCTGCATTGTAAGCAGCAGTGCCATTACCGCCTTGAACGCCACGACCCAACTGAATGAGCGAGGTGTCCACTTGACGAGCAAGAGCGTAGCCAGCATCTTCAGTGTAGAAGTTGCGGAGCGAGGCCAGAGCCTGTGCTTCGACAATATCTTCAATCAGACGCGAATACTCGTAGTGCTGGTCGATGGTTGCAACAACTTCCAACTCAGTGCCTGCAATCAGGGTCACTTGGGTGGAAGCAGCTTTAACCGAAGCATTGCCACGGATAGGAGCAGGAATGTGAACGCTGTCACCCTTCTTGCCCTTGAAGCTCATCTTTTTAATCAGATTAGCGAGAACAAGGTTTTTCTTGTAAGTTGCAACAATCTCATCACTCCAGATTTCTGGGATGAATGTTGCAGCGGTTGTCGTAGTGACGTTATTAGTACCTAAAGCCATTTTTAAATTTCCTTTAGCGCGTTAGCGCAATTATTTAACTCGTCCTTCCGCATAAGCCTGACGAATTTCAGGCTCAAGCGTTTCATAGCGAGCGGGGTCTGTCATGCGAAGCCGGATAAGGTCAGCACGGCGATAAACTTTCCTTGGAGACTCACCAGTTCCGCTAGTATCCACAGCAACAGCTTTCATGTTCTGTTTAAGAACTTCAGTACCATCGGTACGCGCTTGTGTTGTTTTTACACCACGAATCTGTTTGAATGTGGAAAGTAGTTCGTCAGCAGCTTCAATGTCAAAGGAGGAATTAGCTTGTGTGTATAAGCGTAAGCGTAAATTACTTCCTTTTACCCAATTGATAAATTCATTGTCTTGAACAACTTCAGCAAAATCGGGATGCTTCTTTTGGAGCATCGCTTGTGTTTGCATCTGTTTAAACTGGTTTGCCGCATCTTTGGCAGCCAGCACATCTGGGTGTTTATCCACTGCATCACGAACAGCCTTCTTTGGGTCTTCAAAGAAGTCAATTTCGTTTTCTACTAAAGCAGGCTCATCTTTCTTGTAGAGTTGTTGTTTAAGCAATTCATCTGCCAGCTTACGAACCTCACCCACCTCTTGTGCCTGACGCCCAATGAGCTTCTCAGCTTCTTGGTGCATTGTCACAATATCTTCAAGACTCTTGCCTTCGTATTTAGAAGGAATCTTTTTTTTAGCGGGTTCTACAGGAGGGGACTCAGCCACCTTCTCCTGCTGTTCTACAGCGTCAAATTCACTGGTAAACACTTCTTCATTGTCGATTAATGCCATACTGTCCTTTCGTCCTGCCCATAACGGGTTTTAGGAGATTTAAAAATAACTTCAGAAGGGCGCTTACGCGTTTCTCTTCTGTTCTTGTTTGAGCCTTTCAGCCCGATCTCGTACCCATTTATCCGCTGCTCCGGGAAAAGCACCTGTAATGCCCTCCAATGAAACTCGCGGGGTGGATATGATACGAATGGCTTCTTCGTTGCATTCTTTACAGGAAGCAACTCGTAAGCTTTCGTCTATATAGTGCTCAGATACATGCCCGTGAGCACAGCGAAACTCATAGAATCTTTTCATTCTGTAAGCTCCTCATATGCCCTCTCACACGCCTCTTTGCGGGTTAAAAGCAGGTTAAGAATGTCAATCTGTCCTTGTCGATGAAAAAGAGATTGAGCATCTTGGACAGTTGACAGTTCATTAACCGTGTTTTTAATCTTTGTGAGGTCTTCCATCAACAACTTCCACCCTTTGGTAGCCATCATTGAGAAAGTTTCCTCGTAATAGGTTTGTAGCGCTTTATCCATTGTGTTAGGAGCCATTGGCTTTATCCTTTGTTGTTTCTATACAACCATTGTACCATTTTTACAACACAAAAGTCAATAGAAGATGAAAATAATTAATGTTTTTTATCAGTTTAGAGCGTTTCTATTGGATTTATCCATCTGAAGCATGGTGATTCGTTCATTTCTGATACTATCTTGCTCTTTAATGGACAAATCCTTCTCTTTCAGCATAAGTTCAGTGATGCGGGCGCGGCGCTCGAAGTCTTTAGCTTCGTTGGTGTCATCCAGATTGGTGGACAAGGCTGCTGTGAGCTTTGCCTGTGCCAATTGAGGAGCCAACTGCGTATCAACTTGAATTTGCTGGGCCTCTGCTGCTTGTTTCTGTGCCTTTGTCTGCAAATCAGCCGTTTGAGCATTAACCAGTTGCATTTGCATCTGCTCTTTTTGCTGCTGTGCTTGTTGCGCTTCAGGAGAAGGCTGGCTCATTTGGTCTAAAGTTGCCATCAGTTCAGCTTTGTTCGACAAGCTGGAATTAGACAAGATTCCTTTGAGCAACACAGGCAACACAGGGGTGTCTGGGCCAAGGGTTTGCAACAAACCAATCATCTGCTGCTGTTCGTATTCACGAGCAAGCACGCCAAGGGTGGCTGTAGGAATGAAGGTCATGTCCACAGAAGGATAACGCTCAGGGTCAAACTGCATATAGCGATATGCTGCTTTGTAGATGAACGGAATCATGAAATCTTCTTGGAAATTAACAAGAGTGCGTTTGTATTTCTTAATCACACCCGCCATTGCCATAGACATGCCTTGGCCGCTGGCGTCACGCTGCGCTGCTGATGGAAGGCCTGCGCTGTCCACTGTGCCAGTTGCTTGTAACAGCATACGCTCGAAGTTCTGCGCTGCTGCTGGAGCATCCTGATTAGTAACACCAAAGTGGAAAGGAGAGATGATTTCGTTGGGGTTGCCATTGGTGAGAATGGCTTTGCCCGGCTTCACCTCAAACTTAGCACCACGAGGCAGGCGCGTGGCATCCATAGCAATCATAGGAGCCGTTGTAAGGGCTAGAGAGTCCATGTGGGCACGCAACTGACCATCAATGGCCTTCTGCATGTTGTAGGCCTTCTCAACGGTTCCACGGCCCCAGAAGCGGCCCGGCACTGTATCATCCTGATAGGCCACCACAGGGCGGTCTTTCATCATGTATGGAGATTCTTCTGCCTTCAGAAGCTGGCTGTCGTTGGCAATGACAATAATGGCTTCAACTAAGTCACAATATTCATCAGCAACGCTGTCTTCAGGGAACAGGTCAACTTCATCTGTATCATCGCCTTGGATGGCCTTTAAGTATTCCCGTGGGACAAGGCCATAATAACGAACAATCTTCACCTTATCATTTTGGTAATAAGAAAGCTCTTGTGTTGGCTCTAAATCACTATCTTCACCAGAGGTTTGGATATCAACCTTCTTGTAGATGCCTTTTTCCATGCCCTCTACAATCTTGTGGATGCTCACATATTGCTCAATTGCACAGCCCATAGCTTCATCAATGCTATCAGCATTGGGGTCGATGAGGAAGTTCTTTGGATTGACAGGCTTGAGCTTAACGCAGGTTCGTTCGCTAGCGCTCACGCCAATGGCAGCCATGCCTTGCATGTTAGGCATTGCTTGCGTAGCTGGTTTGTATTCGGTATAGGAAGACACAGTGATTTCACCAATGCCTGTTCCGTAGATTTCAGCCATCAGCTCGATGTGGTCAATGCTCTTCTTAATCTTGTCCCGCTTGAAGTCTTCCATGAGAAGCTGCTTGATGGCTTCGACATCCATAGGGTTGCCGTCTACATCCTTCAGATCGTCTTCGATGTCAAAGAATTCTCCCTGACCAAAGATGGCTTCAATAACTTCGGCATGACGAGTTTCCACAGCCTGCTGCGTGGCAGGACTAATGATGCGACTACGCTCGCTTTCGCGGGTCTTGTCCTCAGACGCCCATTGACCACGGAAGATGCGTTCAAATTCTTCCCAATTAGATAAATAGTTCACATCGCGGTAGTCACGCCAGTTGTCTAAGTGGTTGACAACCCATCCGACAAGCTCTTTCTCATCGTCTGTTTCTTCTTCAAATACCACTTGTTTTTCATTAGCCATTTTGTTCCTTAGTCGTTGTTAGGTACTGAATTGCGTTCTGTAAAGTTTCTACATCGTCTTTAGCCATGCCCAAAAGAGTATTACAGCTATGGCACAACAAACCCCTAACTTTTCCAGTAGTGTGGCAATGATCCACAAACAACCCACGTTTTAAATCTTCTTCTTTTTCTTTACAAATCAAACAAGAAAATAATTGATTTTCTCTCATACTTTGATGTTCAATTTTAGAAAGACCATAAAGATATTCTCTATTTCGTTCTTTAGATTTTTCTTTATTTTTTAAATGATATTCTTTTTGATATTCTTTATTTTGAGGTTTATACTTATGATATGTCTTTGCTCTTTTAGAAATAGAACAAGATTTACAATAAGTACTTAATCCTGTTTTTTTAATTTTATCACTATAAAAATCATGGTCTTCTTTTACAGAAAAACACAGTTTACATTCTTTCATAATTCTCCTTTCGAGAGAATAGGTGTTTTGACACACGCACCTATCAACGTGTCGAAAGCCGATTACTCGGTGTCAATATCCAGAAATAATATCAAGGCATTCATAAGTTTCTTCTTCATATTCTTGATCGTAAGTACTGATGGCAAGTTGATCTACGTAAGAAAGAGCATCTACAAGATCATCATGTACGCCGGAAGTAGGGAACATAATAATTTGGTCTTGTAGCTCTTTCCAATCTTGATCTTCATTGAAAGATATTCTACCATGCTCCATGCGTCCCTGTAACGACCAGACAACCCTATCAACTTTCTTCTTGTTTCCATGAGTGAGGTCATGTATGTGCGTATACACATTGTTCTTACGCATCAAGTCAGTCAGATAAGGAAGCACAGCATTCTTTAAGGCTCCTCGCTCAATGCCTGTGGCAATGGGCTTGTATTCCCTTACGGCCTTCAGGATGTGTACAGCAGTTGCCATGATGTCCCAGCGCCCGTGCTCAATCTTCTCCACCCACCAGTTTCCATTGTCTTCAATCTTCACAATGGCAATGGCTGTTTCATCAAGGCGGTTCTTAGCACTGCCAGCATTCTTACCCACTTCCTCAAAGCCTGCCAAGTCAATGGCAATCACATAGGAGCCATGCTTGGGCTCTGGCTTTGTCTTAAACCATTCTTCTTTAAACACATCACTGCCAGCATTGTCGAAGGAGGAAAGATATTCCTGCTTAAAAGCAAAGCTGCTTAATGTGCGCTTCGCTGCATCAATCTCTTTTGGGTCAATGGTTTCGTTGTCTTGGGTGGTGAAGTGCCAGCTCTTCCATTCCTCGTCTGTGCCGTCTAAGCCCAGCTTGTAAACATCGTAGAACCAATTCCTTCCGGATGGCGTACTAATGAACAAAGCTCGTCCTTTCTGGTCAGACAAGGACGCCCGTATAACCTTCTCCCA